CAGAAGCTTTACTGTCAGCAGCCAACTTAACATTTGGAAACACCTCTCTGTACTCATCACTATCCAAAAGGTTTTTTGTCTTACGGCCAAAGTTGACCGCAAGCTCTGTCGTGTGCGTTGCCTGAATGATTTTCATTCGCGGGTTTTTGCCCATCATCCAAGCAGGAAACAAGAAGGATGCAAACTCTGACTTTGTATGACGCGGAGCCATGTTGATAATTAAACGCTTCAACTCGCCTTTGGCTACACGTTCTAACTTTTCAGCAATGATTTTGTGGTGCCGACCCGCAATAAATTCGGGCCACATAGATTTTACAAAAGTCAAAAAATCATTCTGACAAGCTTCATTCTTCTCGATTTGCGCGAGTCGCAGGCGAAGTTTTAATTCTTGATCCGAAATATCCATCCGGGGCCCCTAAGTTGCACAATTTATAGGCACAAATATGCACATTTTTTAGGCAGTTAACAAGCCCCCTACAACTGCACAAAAAATAGGCAATGTTTCACGTGAAACATCCATATCATTTTTTACTATATTGTTAGAGAAAAACATGGCTCTTGCCTGCGCAGCCAAAGCCCGTGGCCGCGCTGCGCGATTTTTGGTAAATGCTTGATTTATTACGGTTTTTTGACCCGATATCGCGGGGACCCTGACGGTTGACGGCGGATCGCGGTTCACGGCCCGCCGGTCACGGTTCGCGGTTCGCGGCCGGTGACCGGCGGCGATCCGGCGCGGTTAATTTTCCGGAAAAGTTAAACCACGGCCAGCGGCCAGCGGCCAGCGGGGCGCGGTACGTTTGGCGGAATGACCGGCGGGCGGGCCGTGGCATGGTTAACTGGGATTAAACGCGATTTGAAGCCCCGTGAGCGGGCATAAGAAAGCCCGCCGGTATGTCACTACCGGCGGGCGAGTTGCGGTTGCTGGCGGGGGCTTAAATGTCGATGGTGAGAGTTGCGCCAGCCAGCACCTCCCGAACGATAGATTCAACCGCCTCGCGGTTGTCGTCTTCGTCCAGTTGATCCGGCAATCTGTCGTCAATAATTTTCCCGATTTGATATTCATAATCGTAGATATCCATGTTCTCAATTTCATATTTTGCGGCATCCCGTGCAATCTGTTCGGCCGCCTGCAAGGCTAAACTTTCGACACGGTCACCGATAACGGCCATGAGCGCGACGGCCAGCCGGTCTTCCTCTTCATAATATTGTTGAAGTTGATTTTTTAAAGCCTCGATTTCAGCATCGCGGGGGTCTACTGTTTCGGCTGGGATGTAATTTTGATTTTGCATGGTTCAATTCTCCGTAGTTTAGAACCGGCGGCCAGACCATCCGGCCGCCTTGGGATAATATGGGGGAAATCTTATACGCTGTCAAATGCCATAAAAAAAGCCCCGCCGGATCAGGGCGGGGCAATAGGGCAAGCTTGGGGTTATTCTTTCCCGATATCACCGGCGACATGGTGCCGGATTATTGCGCCGGTCGGTAATGACCGAATGAAAGCCCGCAACCGCTCGCCGTCCGTTTCCGGCTGTTCTTGTTTGGCGGTGTTGAGCCAGTGAATATTGACGTTGCCCCCCTCCGCATAACACCCGCCACGCTGGCCGGTGTTTATTTTGTTTTTGCCCGCGCCATGCGCCGTGAATGTGATTATATAATCGCGGTCAGGGCGGGCGCACAACGGCAGGCCGTCCCCGCAATTGTTGCAAGTGACCGCGCCGTTATATTCGGCGGGGCAACGTACCAGCCGGATGCCGTCCAGATTGTCCCATTTACCATTTTTAAAAAAGTTTTCAGGGGTGACAGTGACAACCGGCGCGCCATTGCCGAAATTGGCGCGGGCTTGGTCTAAATTGTCCGCACTGTAGTTTATAACAGTTTTACCGGCGGCCAGTTTATGCGCCCATAATAACGGGTTAAAATGCGAATACGTAAAAGATACGCCACGGCGCGGGACAGCGTCCAGCAATGCGGCTAAATAATCCGCATCAATAGAAGAACACCCGTGGCCGCTGGCGTTTAGTTTACAATCGGCGGGGCAAGTTGCGAACTTGTCGCCATTGCCCGCTCTATATGTGACGGCGCACCCAGCGGTTTTCTTGGCGGTACTGATTGCGGTGGTTTTCAACATGGTTTTAATTTCCCGTAAAAGTTATATAAGATTTATCCCACATATAGAGCAATAAAAAAGCCCCGTCAATAGCGGGGCTTTTTCGGTGTTATGTGCTGGCCGGTTATGCGGCCACTTTATCCAGCAATGCGCCCGCCTTGCGCTCAAGGTCTATCCGGCTGTCCTGATGAGGGATATCACGGGCTAGCGCGGTGATTGCCTGCGCCGCATCCCAGACTGAGCGAACCGGCTTGTCTTCTTCTTTAATGTGACGGGCGGCGGCGGCCTTGGCCATGCGCTGGCTAAGCCCTGCCCGCTTGGTTAGGAATTCCAGCCGGTCTTCATCACTGCGGGCAACTACTGCATCCTGCGCGGCCTTTACGCCGTCCAAGAAATTAGACGTTGCACCATGCGCGAATGATTGCAGGGCTGGCGCGGCTTCATAAGCAAACCGGTCAGGCGCAAACTTGGTATGGCGGATTTTAATTTCTTGGAAATTTTCCACGCCCCAAAGATTACGGTTCATGCATACGCCGCGCAAATACATTGCGGCAATGCCTGCGGTCTTGCTTCCGGTTTCAGAATTCCACGCATAAAAGCCGCGGAAAACCAAATCAGGGTCACCATTAGGCAACTTGCCAATTTCCAGCGGGTGCGTGTCATCTACCAAAAACAGGAAAACATCACGGTCACTGGCGAACAGGGTTGTCGTGTCTTTAGTCACTGGAACGAACGGGTCATAAATAGCGCGGCCGTCTTTTTGCCCGGTCATCATGCCCGGAATTTTCCAGCGGTCAGGGTCAGCAAATTTCTTTACCGCTTCGATAATCTCATAATCAAAGATGCGGCCATAATCTGCACCGGTTGCCGCCCGCAAATCACCGCCATCGGTTGCGTGGCCGTATGCTTTCACCAATTCACGCGAACGGTTATAGCGCAAGCCCCATTGCAGGGCGTCCGCCGCAATAGGGGCGGGCAGGTCTTTAAGGTAACCGGCAGGCGCACCGGCCAACTGCGCCAACTGGCCGAATGACCAGTTTGTCGGCGTGTTGAATGCTTCGTTCCCGTCTTCGTCAGTGTATTCAACGAACAGGTCACCACGGCTAGGGTTTTCTTCATCAAGATTGCCAACAATGTTCATCTTATGCGTATTGACGATGCGGCTATTCATAGAGCGGGCGTCCTGCTTTTTATGCGCCAGCATATCATCCAGCGACAAAAACTTTTGGTCATCCGGACGGCTGAACCATTGCGAGGATACCGCGCTGTTGCCGATACCATGCTGGAATGCGTTGGTCTGATATGCACCTGTAACCGGTGCGGCGTTTGTGTTTTCGATAATGTTTTGCATATTAAATGCTCCCGTAGTTAACGCGGACTGGATTAGCCCGTAAGGGTGTTGTCTCATAACTTCGCATATATTGCAAGTTATTTTTTCAAAAAGTTAAACCCCGCCAGCGGGACTGACGGGGTTCTGTTTATCTTCGCCTGCGGCGGCGGGTTCGAGGTTTGCGGGCGTGTCTTTCCCAATCTTTGCCGTGTATCAGGCGGGCGATCAAGTGCAATAGAAACATTAGTCGTTATTCTCCCATGTTAATTTTCGGATGTGTCTTCAAAAATCCCCTCGAAAATGAAAACTACGCAGTTATCAGAAACCAAATCTTTTAGTTCCTCATACAGTTGGTCATGCAAAGTGTCAGGGTCTGTTCCCCGCAAGGCTTTCACACTGATAATATTGTCCAGCGTAAAATCAAAAGAAACTAAATCACTCATCAGAAACCTCCTCCATCGCTTCATCAAAGGCGTCTTGTTCGCTCCATTCGTCAGTGGTCATCACTGCCCAGCTTTTGCATTTGGGGCAATATTCTTGATATTTATCAGCGTACCAGTGGTGACAACAATTTCCGCAATCATAAGTCATGGTCTTGCTCATGCCGGAAACTCCTTGTCCAGAAACTCAACCAAATATTGAGGCAAATACTCGCGAGGCTCGTCATAGCCAACCCCGGGCTGACCCTTGTAAACCGTTGTGCCTTTTTCTTTCTCAACGATGTCAAAGATCATGTAGTTGTGAAGGTCCCAACTGTCGCACTCACACTCCAGATCAGGAAAAAAGTCCTCGATGTGCGTACTAACTAGGTCTGTGCCATTCCAACCGTCACCGTCCTCAAACCCAAATTTTGAAAATGCCTCTTCCCATCCCCAATTAATCTCATGCACTGGCATTGTCCGACTCCTTCAAAAACCAACTTGTACTGGTGTCGGTTGTCCACTCTCCGGCATTGTTTTTCTGACACTCATAAACGCAGGCGACTAAATCTTGTGGATATTGAGGGTCCGGCTTTTCTGCAAAGAAAATACAGATATCAAACATTCTGCCCAAAACCTGTACACCTACCCATTCCATTTCATCGTCAAGATGCTCATACCAAGAATTGCCTTGACAACGGTAATCTTCAAAACGCAGGTGCGCTTCAAAGTGTGCGGTCAAAAAACCTTTTTCAAAATCGGATAATTCCAACATCGTTCATAACTCCCGTGGTTTGTTAACGATGCCCTACCATATGCGATTATGTGGGACTAATCAAGCCAAAAATAGTTTCCCACTGAAAAGGCTGTTCACAACGGAAAATTGGCTCGACTGCTTCAAGCCCGTCCATCTTTAAATCGACCGCGGCACTAGCGGGATACAAAAGGCATTCTGCGGGTTCTGTTGGTTTGGTTTGTTTCTTAATCAATATCCAGCAACTGGCGTGACTATGGCGCGACAGCCATGCGACCTGCGACGGTTGCAGGGTGACAGCATTGCTTGTCAAAAATTTTAATTCTACAAAATGGAAGTCGCCTTTTTCATCGCAGATCATCAGGTCAGGAATACCCGCCCCGACCCAGTTTTCAATCCGCGTCAGCAGAAATTTCCTGTTCGACCTCTGCGCCGCTTCCTTCACTTGCTTGTAAAAGCCTGCCTCTCGCTTTGTTGCGATTGCTGGTGTTTTCGTCTTTTTCTGTCGGGGTGACATCAATGGTGATTGGGGCATAACTATTTTTTATCTCCTCAAGTGCTTTTAGGACATCCTCTTTGCTCATGCTGTCGATTGACCCATGACGGATTTCCGATTTGCTGACATAAATGTCGCCTTGCGCTTGCCCCCTGCGATACTCAGCCTGAACGGCGGCAGAATACGCCCCGTTTTCCAGAGCCATATCCCGTATGGTCTGTAAATCTCTAAGATGCCGCTGGTAAGTCACACCGTACTTCTCATCCAGTTCCCGCCGATACGCCTTTATCGCCGCAACAACGTGCGGGGACATATGAGGGTTGGTAAGTTCATAAGCCCGTGAGTGCGCCGACCCAGCGGCATAGCCCGCGTTTATCGCGGCTTCTCTCAGGGTTATCTGCCCGTCTTTGCTTACCAGTTCCTTTACAAAAAGTTCCTGCTTGCGTGTCAGGGCTTGTTCCGCCGTGGCCTTCTTTCGACCCCGCGTCTCAGTCTTTACAACAGTTTTTCTCGCCATAATCTTTCCATAGTTAAAAAGGTCTACTTATCTCTTTAACACAATTTACACCTATATAGGCTGAAAAACAAAAAATATTTTTTTTTGATTTTGGGCGCATTAAGGCAGTTTTGCTATTTAACTCTGTTACATTTTAGTAGTTATTGGTGTAACACTTTATGTAACAGAAAAAACCTTTGCATTAAAACAACTTAACTACGATGTTACACCTGTTACACCTGTTACACCTATTTTTTAACTTTTTTTATTTTTTCTAATTTTGAGCCTATATAGGTGTATTGCGTAACAACGCCTTTGAAGAGGAGGTGTCGTTCTCTGGTTTTGGCACAAAAAAAGGGGGCGACCCGAAAGCCGCCCCGTGACCCGTCAGCCGTGGTGCGTGTTCCACCACTCGTGGGATTTTTCAAACTGGTCTATGTTATCTGCCATAAACTCTTGATGCGTGAGCCGCGGATCGTGAGACGGTTTCATTGTTGACTTGGTCAATTCAAAGAAGCCGATTGGCGCGATCTTGTCAGCGGTTTCCGCTTTCCAAGACAGGCTACCCATTTCGGTGATGCTGGTTGTTTCATCTGGCGCATACCAGATTTGCACCCATTGTGGATATGATCCACTTGCATCCTTTGCCGCTTTGCGGGCGGCGGTCACCGGATCGGTGGCCTTTGCCCACGAGCCATACCAGCCAGCGGTTGAAGCGATAAAGGTGAAGCCATTGGGCAGAACCCAGTCTTTAGATGTTCT